CGTAGTCACTTTACAACGGAATTCCCCTTCTGTCAATGTAAGTTTTCTGACTACACATACAATAAGTATCATCTTTCATCACGTATACCACCTAATATACCGGAAAGATTCATGCATGTCGATTAGTGGTATAATCTCCTACTAATCAACATGGCATGATTCTTTTCATGTCGATTAGTCGCATGATGTAGGTATTCGTGGCTGAGGGGTATCCGCCCTCTCCTGATCGATCTCGCAGTGATTCTTTTTCTCTTGCATTCGTGTATTATGCATGCATATGCCTGTATTCTGCATTGATTGTAGAGTACATGCATGTAGACTGCACGTTATGCAATACACGAGTGGGAGTTGGAGTAAAGGAGAATCGTCACGTCGTGTGTCGATTCTTTTCTCTGACCCCACGATGAGATTGTCTACCGACCGGTCGAGAGACTCTCTCGCTCATGCGACACGGGACTGTCTGAAGGGGTGTATGTAGATTCTTCTTGACGCGAGGATTCAGGGGTGGTACGGTCGACCCTTGTCGACCAGTCCTCCCCTAGTGGAGCGTTCGTAGTCGGTCGTGTGGTTGCTGCAGTATAGGGAGTACGTCAGACAGGTTTAACCTTTTTAGTTTGACAGGTCAGACTTCCTACTGCAGAGTAGGCCACATGAAGAATCCGTTTCATGTAGGCAAGGTTCCTGGGAGAAGCGACAAGAGGTATGCCAAGACTGGTGTACATCAGAGTTTCTGGTCTCTACTCCAGGGACGAGATTGGGATCCGTCAGCTGCGAGCTCTATTGCTTGGCTGATGATTCATGCGTCATGCCCTGGACCTAAGAGGTCAGAGGCGTTGCGCATGATGAGGGAGTGCACTCCTGATGCGGTTCAGGAGATGATTGACGTGGCTGAGAAGTCGGCTCGTGGAGCTCGGACCTCGAGCATTCCTGCGAGAGCGGAACTGGTAGAGAAAGTTCTTGAAACTCTGAGGGCCCTTACTCCCTCACTACTAGCCTCTCCTCTCGTCTCTGTTGGGCCTGCCGCGCCGCCTGCGCGCCCCGTGGCGGCTCCCGTGACGGCGATTCGACCCGTGGCGCGCCCCGCGGTTCGGCCGCCTCCTTCGGCTGAGATGCTGGCTTTGATGGTTGCGCCGCCGGGGGAGACGGACGAGCAGTTTGGCGACCGAATGTTCGAGATTCAGGAGCTGCGGAAAAGGGAGCAACTCAAGTGACCGACCGGTCGGTTGGTTTGCTGGATCGGATGCGGGAGGCGTCGGATAGGTGGGAGGTTGTGGCTGCGGTGGGGAGGAGAATTGTGGAGCGGTTTGACGGGGTGGTTACCGAACGGTAGACTTGGGCCATGAGCAATAAGACTGCCAGCGTCTCAATCTCCGCTTCGTACTCCGACCCGGACGACGCGCGAGCCGCTCTTGCTCGCGCAAACATCGACTGCCCCTACACGGCTCAGTCTCACAATGAGATTGACATCCCGGATACGACCGTATCCGACACTGAGTACGCGGTGGACTTCGGCAGTATCGGGACCGAGGCGACGTTCCTCAAGATCGTGAACAACACGGCAAACGGCGAGAACCCTGGTCAAGACCTCTGGGTCAAGCTGCAGATGCAGAACGTCTACTCACACAAGCACTACCTTCCTCCGGGTGGTTGCTTCGTAATTGCCAACCCTAAGGCTACCGGCGCGTATCCTCTGGTTGCTGCTAGCGTGACGACGACGGCGACGCAGAACGGGCCGGGGAGAGTCTCTACGCACGTCTTTGGGGATCCGACGTGAGTTATCCCATCGTCGGAAGGATTGGGTACCACGGTGGTACTTCAGGTACTGTAACGCTTGCTGCTGGTGAGAAGGTGCTTCAGATTCGTGCGCTTGGAGCGTCTGGAGCCTATCTGACGATCGACGGTGGTGACCAGATTGCGATTCCTGCGTCGTACACGTTTGATACCGGTAACGACTCCTACTCGGAGGAGTTCGTGGGTAGCGTGCTCGTCTTTCATTCGACGCTCAGTTACTTCGTGAAGACGAAGTCTCCTCTGACGTAATGGCTGCTCGCAAGAAGTCGGCGGGCCCCTTCGCCGACATCGCCGCGATGGTCCCGGCGGCTGCCGAGGAGCCGAAGCGGACGCGCGCACGAGACAAGCGGCCGGTGGCCGATCCTCGTCCCGAGTTGGCACTGCTCGGGCTTATGGATTTCATCCCAGCCATTTCGCCGCGTCTCGAGTCGCCGCGGCATCTCGCGGAGCTCGTCGAGACGTTCGAGGCGGTGGTCCGTGGGAGTATCAGGGACGGGCGCTACGTGGTCAGTATCCCGATGCGCCATGGGAAGACGTTCACCACGCAGCACATGATTGCGTGGGCGCTGATGTGCAACCCGTGCATCGAGATCATGTACATCAGCTACGGCGCTTCGTTTGCTCAGAAGAGCTCGCGCAAGGCGCGCAGCTTGGCGCTTGCCGCCGGCGTCTCGCTTTCTGCCGACCACAACACCATCGGCGAGTGGATAACGACCGACGGAGGCGGAGTCCTGGCGACTGGCATCGAGGGCGAGATCGCCGGGCGTGGTGCGGACATTGTCATCATCGACGACCCTATCAAGTCGCGACTCATCGCTGAGTCTCCGGATGAGCGGCAGAAGGCGGCAGACTTCGTTCAGGAGGCTATCTCGCGGCTGAACCCTGGTGGGTCCGTTTTCATGGTGTCGGCCAGGTGGCATGTCGACGATCCATCGGGTCAGTTGCTTGCGACGGGCGAATACAAGCACATACACAAGCGAGCCATCGAGGATGAGGGGTTGCCGACGGAGCGGGCGTTGTGGCCGGAAAAGCGGCCGCTCGAGGTGCTGCGGAAGACGCGTCACGAGGTCAAGGAATACAACTGGTTCTCCTGGTATCAGGGCGAGCCCAGGCCTCCCGATTCTTCGCTCTTCAAGGGGTCGCCAGCGACGTTTCAGCGTCTGCCTGAGGGGTGCACCTATGCCATTGGCATCGACCTTGGATTCACGGTCAACGGCGACGTAAGCGCAGGCGCGGTGCTTGCTCGGGATCAGGACGGCATCGCTTACGTAGTGCATCTCGAGACATGCTCCAGGACAGCTCCGGGCGTCGCGACGATGCTCATGGCGCTTCGTTCGCGCTACCCCTCGGCCCTTCTCTTCACCTACTTCTCAGGCCCGGAGAAGGGCACTATAGACCTTCTTACGGAGCACCCGTACAGCCTCGACATCATTGGAGTTCCTGCCCGCTATAACAAGTACGCTCGTGCGATGGGATGCGCCGATGCGTGGAACGGTGGGCGTGTGCGGGTGCCGGCGATTGCCTCGTGGGATGTGGGCGCGCTCGTGAACGAGGCCGTCAACTTCACTGGCGGCGACGGCGAGCGCGACGACCGTATCGACGCGATGGTTGCGGCCTTCGATTCGCTAGATCAGGGAGGCTCCGGACTGGAGCCCGGCTTCTTTGGGAAGCGCTGCATGTAGCCTGCCGACCGGTTGGGTGGTATTGTGACTGCATGACCACCGCGCTCAGCATCAATAAGCCTGGCCTCGTGCAGCATGCAAAAGCGGCTCAGCGTGAGATCGTTCGCTTGCAGGCGTTGCTGACGGGTACGTCTGGTTCGCATTCTCAGGCAACCACTGACGCAGCGACGGCGAAGACGGCTCTGGATGCATTGATCGTGACCATCGCGGCGCTCTGAATTCGATGGCGGCGAATGGGAGCAATGGCGCCGGGACATGGGGCACGCCGCTGACGGTGCTTGCTCCTGTTACGAATAGCGGTCCTGCACTTGTAGATCCGTACGGACGCCCCGTGTCTCCGGCGGATGCGTCTGCATTCGGGCCTCCTACTGAGCCGCTCAAGGACTCGGCGGTAGCGGGCGTAGTGAAGCGCGACATCCCCATTGCGCTCATTACCAGGTGGACGCCAGAGACGATTGCGGCGGCCCTTGATCAGCACATGCTGGGGAACTTCTCGCAGAGCGCATTCCTCTGCGATGCAATGACTGGAGATGACCGCATTGCGGCCACATTGGGGCAGCGCATGGGCGCGCTGTTCTCGCGGCCAATGAGGACGATTCCGTGCGTGAATGGTGTGGAATCGGATGATGAGGAGGCCGTCAATGTGGCCTCAGCGTGGGAAGCCGCGTGGGCCAAGTTCGCCCCCATCTCCGTTCTTGAAGAGATCCACGCCTGGGGCATTACGGAAGGAGTCGTGCCTGTCGAGATCCAATGGGATCGGACCGTGACTCCGTGGCAGCCTTATCTGAAGCCGTGGCACCCGACCCATCTCATGTGGAGATGGGATCTCCGCAAGTACACCATCGTGACGATGGACGGGATTGAGGTTATTGAGCCAGGCGACGGACGTTGGATGCTCTACACGCCTCACGGTCCGTGGCGCGGGTGGCGACGTGCAGCGTGTCGTCCGCTGGCTACGCCATGGTATGCACGGCAGCTCTCTTGGCGCGATCACGCTCGCTACAACGAGCGCCATGGCATGCCGATTCTGAAGGCCAAAGCGCCCGCTCGTTCCGATCCGAAACTTCGTGACAATTGGGTCCGAGGGCTTGCTTCTCTGGGTCAAGAGAGTGTGATTCTATGTCCGCAGAATGTGGACGGTACTGGGTTTGACGTGGAGATCCTGGAGGCTCGAGACCGTGCATACGAGTCGTTCAACGCGCTCGCGTCACGCGCGGACATGGCCATCGTTCTTACGATCCTATGGCAGAACCTGACGTCAGAGGTTAGCGGCGGATCGTACGCGGCTGCAGCGGTGCATGAGGGAGTGGCGCAGACAGCGAGTCGCTATGACAACGGTACGTTGGCTCCTTGGATTCACGAGCAGGCTGCGCGCGTGTTTGCTGCTTGGAACTTCGGTCGGCCTGAGCTCGCACCAAGGCGAGAGTGGATCATTGACAAGCCTTCGGACCATCTTGCTTCGGCGCAGGCGTTTCAGGCGTTCTCGTCAGCACTTGCGCAGCTCTCTACTGCGGGCGTGAAGCTGACTCCGGCGGGAGTCGTGGAGCTCGCGTTCCAGTTCAACGTGACGCTGTCGGCCGACCAGATCCAGGAAGTTGCGACCGCAGCGGAAGTGGCGAAGGGAGGCGAGGTGCCATGAGCCGACAGAAGTTCGTGCCGAAGGGCGACCTTGCGATGCGTCCCGAGGCCGTGGGTCTGACGTACCCTCGTGCGCCGCGCGAGGATCAGATGCGAGGCACGGTCGCCGTCATTCGCGTGTGCGGACCGCTCCAGCATCACGGCGGATCGTGGTTCGAGTCGTACGAGTCTCTGCTCGGTCGTGTCGAGGGCGCGTTTCAGCACAAAGACGTCACGGCAGTGGTTCTCGACATCGACTCGCCTGGTGGCGAAGTGTCAGGGCTCCAGGAGACGGTGCGCAAGATTCGGAAGATGCGCGCCGAGTACGACAAGCCGATTATCGCGTACGCAAACGACGAGGCGTACAGCGCAGCGTATGCGATTGCGTGTTCGTGCGATGAAATCTACCTGCCCGAAGGCGGAGGCGTAGGGAGCATCGGCGTGCTTGCCGAACTACAGAATATGACTGGCGCGGCGGAGAAGGCCGGCGTGCGCATCGAGGTGGTTCGCAGCGGCAATCGCAAAGCCGAGGGTCATCCGTTCCTTCCCCTGACCGATGCGACCATCGCGCATGTCCAGTCGCGCGTGGACGACCTGGCGAAGCAATTCTTCGCGCTCGTCGCCGATGTGAGACCGGTGACCAGGAAGGACCTGGAAGCACTTCAGGGCCAGTGTGTCTATGGGAAACGTGCGGTCAAGGCCGGTCTGGCCGACGGAGTCCTGTCCTTCGACGATGTGATTGCCGCGCTTTCGGAGTCGCAGTTTGACAAACCTATAAGTTTGCGAGTATCTTTAGAACCTACCGACCGTTCGGGAGAGGAAAGCCCTATGGCATTCGCTGCGTTGCAGAAAAAGGTTGACGTCGCGGCCGCTGCTCTTGAGGCAGCGACTACGCCCGCCGCGAAGAAGAAGGCCATGGCCGCTTTCGCCGCGGCCGCTGAGGCTCTTGCCGAAGCCAAGATGAAGGCGAAGGTCAAGAAGACCTACAACAAGAAGACGGTCGAGGAAGAGTCCGAAGAGGACGACGGCGACGACAGCGACGATGACGACGATGACGACGACGACGACGATGATGACTCGTCATCGAGTGCTGCCGCCGCTGTCGAAGACGACGAGGACGAGGAAAAGGCCGAAGAGGAAGAGAAGAAGATGAAGAAGTCTAAGAAGGCGTCTAGCCTTGCGGCCTTCGTCAGGTCTCTCACTGGCCAGTCCAACGTCGGATCCGCTCAGCAGGTCCTGGCCTCGATGCACGAGCAGGCGCTGCAGAACGCCGCGAACGCTGCCGAGATCAAGAAGCTGAAGGAAGCGGCAGTCGCGAGCGAGCGCAAGGCGCTCGTTTCCTCGATGGTCGCTGCGGGTCAGCTCAAGCCGGCGCAGCTTGCATGGGCAGAGACGCAGACGATTGCGTCGCTCAAGTCCTTCGCCAAGCACACGCCCGCGATGTTCGCGCCTCGAGCGGCTGCAGTCGACGAGAGCGTTGGCCATGCGAGCGGAGATGCCGTTGGCGCCGACGGCCTTACGGCTATCGAGCGCGACGTTTGCGCCAAGACGGGGATTTCCGTGGAGGCATACAAGAAGCGTCGGGATCTGGAAGCCGGCATTACAACCCCGAAGGTGAACTGATATGACTGCTATTGCAGCCACGGGTCGACGTCTCACCACCAAGAGCGGCGACGCTCTCGGTCCTCATAAGCTCGATGTGGCGGTCACGGCGACCAAGCATGTCAAGGCTGGCGGCATGGTTTGCCTTGTCTCGGCTGGCACGTGTGAGCCCGGCAAATTGGGTACGGGTCTGGTCTGTCTTGGCGTCGCTCAGCGGGACTATGACAATACGGACTCGTTGAGTCCCGCTCCGGTTGCCCACATCGAGACGGGTAACTTTTCGTTCTTTCAGACGGGAACGACCATCACGAAGGCGCACATCGGAACGACGGTCTATATGGCCGACGATCAGACAGTGACTCTTTCGGATGCTGGCGCGTCGCCCGCGGGCACATGCGTTGGCATCGACGATGACGGCACATCCGTGATTGTCGCCATCTCTCCTCTCTTGCCCATCACGTCGCACGGCTTCGCGGTCCAGTCTCGTTCTCTATCGCTTGCGGCGGCTCAGTACGCTGCAGGTCAGGGATCGGGAGCGGATTCGAATGGAACCGCGCGTCGATACAACCTCGGTGCGGCACTTCCCGCCGGCGCGTACGTTACGGGCCATCTGATTCGGATCGTTACGCCCAACACGGTCAATACCACGCTGTCGGCGGCCGTGGGGGTCATCACTCCCACGGATGACTTCGACACGATTGTCACTGCACAAGACCTCCAGGCGGCAGCCGGATATTACGCGGGTACGCTCGGTGATGCGCCCGACTCTTCGACCCTGAACGGCCAGGCCTTCTACAAGGGGGGCCAGTTGACAGTTACGGTCACGCCCGATGTAGGGTCAAAAGTCAGTGCAGCGGACGGCGAAGTCCACGTTACGGTTTGGTTCCTTGACGGAACGGGAATCTGAGGAGTAACGACGATGATTGTCAATACGGTCAATGATCCGAAACTCGGAGCTCTGTTCACGGTTTTCCGTGACCTGTTCCAGTCGTTCTACAATCAGGTCCCCACGTTCCTGAACGAGTTGGCGACCACCACCACTACGACGTCGACCGTCCTTCGCTTCCCCTGGATGGGTCGTGTGATGCCGGTTCGTGAGTGGGTGGGTGACCGTGCAGAGAACAGCAACGCGCTGAAGTTCCTCGATGTCGTACCTAAACTCTATGAGCTTACGGAAGGCTTGAGTAAGTCGGACTTCGACGATGACCAGTACGGGTTCTTCACGAGTCACATCATCCCTCAGATGGCGATGCAGGCGGCTAAGTGGCCCGACTATGCGCTCATCAAGTATATCCAGGACAATCCGGTATGGTCGGACGGCAGCCAGTTCTTTGATACGGATCACCCGATCAACGTCGACAGGCCGGAGATCGTCGGGTTCGATAACAACAACTACTACGCGAACGACTACGGTTCAATGCCGTTGACGCTGGAGAACTTCCGCGTCGTTCGGGCGAACATGATGAACCTGGTCGGCGAGGACGGTAAGTCTCTCGAGATTGTCCCCAATCTCTTGATCGTGCCTCCCTCTCTGGAGGCTGAGGCGAATCATATCTGCAAGTCGGAGTATATCGCACCAGGGGTTATGGCTGGTGAAACTTCGCAAGTCGGCATGGTCAATAACCCGCTCAAGGGTCTTGCGGTGCCGAAGGTGATTCAGCCTCTTGGTTCAGCTCCGACGACCTGGTACCTCGCGGACACGACCAAGCCGATCAAGCCCTGGGGCTGGTGTTTGCGTGAGCCGTGGACCATGGCTCAGCGCACGAGCCCGACGGATCCGATCGTGTTCGATAAGAACAAATACTTGTTCGGCGGGCGCGGCCGCGGAGCGGCATTCGGAGCCTTCCCGTTCCTCGTTTCTCGTGCCACGGCCTGATGACGCAACGCCTCGCAGAGATTGCCGACCTCGATCGGCTGGGCCAAGTCCCAGCCGCTGCGGTCGCTTCCGTCTCGGCGGGGGACAAGAACGCGGCACTCGATGCGGCCTCCGACTGGCTCCAGGGCCAGCTCGGTGGTCGCTTCAAGACGCCGTGGCAGTCGTGGCAGGACGACGCGCGAGAGGTGGTGTGCTTTCGCGCGCTGTCCAGCATCATGGGAAAGCGTGGCTTTGCGCAGACCGCTGGCGCAGACGCACTCATCATACGCAATCGCGACGAGGCCGAGCGCTGGGCCATCTCGGTAGCTCGAGGCGAGGTCACTCCCGCGATCGTTGGCGCTGCCGATCAGTCGCCTACGTTCGACGCTCCGCGCATCGTCTGTCAGCCACTCCAGGGTTGGCAGGGTAGAGCGATTCGATGAGTGCGTTTGATGATCTTGCGGCGACGCTTGCTGAGCTCGATGATGTCCCGTCGCGTATCTCGAGCGAGGTCGCCGACGGAATCAACGTGCTCATCGCAGATCAGTTCGCCTCAGGCTCCGATCCTTACGGCGCACCATGGGCCCCTCTCCTCCCCCAGACGGTGCGCCGTAAGGGCGGAGACGCGCGCATCCTGCTTCGCAGCGATGACCTCGCGGCGCAGACGGTAGCTCGTCCCACGTCAGGTGCTGGTGTCGAGATTACGAGCGTGGGTTATGGCGGGCGTCACCAGGGTGGAACCAAGCACATGGTCGCGCGTCCAATCCTTCCGGATGGCGGTGAGCTTCCCGAGTCCTGGCAGGAAGTGATCGACACTGCGACGGAGAGTGCTTTCAAGAAGGCGCTGAGGCGCTAATGGGCCCTCTAGGTCAGATCATCTCTGCCATCTCGGCGGTTGTCGTCGCGAACCTCGCAGCGGCCGGATACCCCGCGCTTACCGACGGTGGAATCGTCATTGGGACGGCGGCAGAGTTCGAGCAAGGTGATGCGCCTCGGATCATCTTCGACCCGTCTCCAGGGTCTAAGTTTCAGGCACCGGAGTGGTACTCGGCGAGCGCGATGATTCACACGGCGGAGCGCGAGCGGCAGATCGCTACGCGAACCATTGCGGGCGACAATGTATCGTTCTCGGTACACTGCTGGGGAGCTGGGCTCGACGGAACCATTGTCGACGATTATGACGTAACTCGTGCGCTCTACCATGCAGTCCGAGCGGCGGTGCACGCGGTAGCCCCTGGCGCGTATCAGATCGAAGACAGCGGCAAGTACCGCACGGGCACGAATATCGTGCGTCGAGGTCGATGGTTTACATTCAACCTGACTCTCTATACGCCGATCCTTACGCAGCTCACGCCTTACATTCGCGACCCGTCCACTTACGTATCTCCTACCGCGTACGCGCCTGACGATTCGATTCCGCAAGGCACCCTCACCATGCTCGACGATACGGAGACACCATCATGAGCCTTACCGGCGACGTGGAAATCGAGATTGTGGATGGCGGCGGTACGGTCGTCAACGTTCCCGCGAATAGCGTTCAGGTGCACATCGGTGCATGCGCATCGGGCACGGCGAATCAGGTGGTGGCCTCTCGCGACCCCAACGCGCTCAAGGGTGTTGTGGGGGCTGGTCCCGGAACGGAGATGGCCGCTACGGCTATTTCTGTCGGTGCGACGGCGCTCTTTATGAAGGCAGCAACGTCCACTCCTGGCGTCGCTTCGGCGGTCGATAGCAACCTCGGGAGCTCCGTGATGAGTGTCTCGGGAGAGCCGCTCGACGCCTACCTCGTCAAGGTGCTTGGGACCAAGACGGGTACGGTCGGCTCTGGCAATCCTAAGATCAAGATCTCGGTCGATGCTGGCCGAACCTACGGGCCGGAGATCTCTCTCGGTAACGCTGTCACGTACGAGATGGCCGGGACTGGCCTCACGCTGGCTTTTGCCGCTGGCAATATCAACGCGGGAGGCTCGGCCACCTTCGGCTGTACGGAGCCGTTGACGGATACGTCTGGAGTGCAAGCTTGTTTGGTGGCGCTGGAGGCATCTCCGTATTCGGTCACGGGATGGGGTCTTATGACCATCGGTGGTACGTGGACGGCGGCTGAGGCAGCGACCATCCAAGGCTTCTTGGACACGATGGTGCAGTCCAAAACCTGGGGCCGCGCGGTCATCTCGACCCGTGACGTTGACCTTCCGGACTCGTATGGTGGCGATGGTGAGACCGAGGCGGACTGGACCACGGCTATTGTGGCCGATGTGGCAGATCTCGATGCGAAGCGAATCTGCATGTGCGCGGGGCACTACAACATCCCGTCGCAGTTTCCGATCGTTTGCGCTGGCCTTCCTCGCTACCGTCGTCCTGGTGCATGGGCACTCGTTGCGCGACAAGCTACCTTCGGCGGAACTGTTCGTGGTGGCCCTCAGACGCACGCGGGGCGCGTTAGCGATGGCGCCCTCGCGCAGATTGTCGTCGACCCCACGAACGATCCTGGCGACGGGTTCGTGTACCACGACGAGCTCTCGAGCCCCTCCCTCTCCGATGCCCGATTCGCGGCGTTCACTCGACGCAAGGGGAAGCCTGGATTCTTCGTACGCGATCCCAATCTGATGTCGGCTCCGGGCTCAACGTTCAAGCTTCTCCCCCATGGTCTCGTGATGGATATCGGGTGCTCTCTCGAGCATCAGGTGATGGAGGAGCAGATCAACTCGGACGTGCGCACGAACGACAACGGTACGATCGACGAGGTTGCCGCGCAGCATATCGAAGAGATCATGCGGGCGGCTCTGCGGGACAACATGCTGGCGAAGGGTATGATCTCCGGCTTCACGTTCAACATCGACCGCACGAACAATGTGCTGGCGACGAGCACCGTCAATTACACCTCCGAGTTGAGGGCACGCGCATACGTGCTTCAGATCAACGGGAGCATCGGCTTCGGTAGCGCGGTGGGAGGCTGATCATGAGTGACCAACTCGTATACCCTTTGATTCGAGGGTTTAGGCACGGCTTTGCAAGCATCACCCTCGTCTTCGCGCTCGACAGCGGGAAGAAGATCCAGATGTTCTGCAAGAGCATCAACTATGGGCGTACGCGGTCTCGAGGTCTCGTGCGAGGCAACCATCCCGACCCGATCGCGAAGACCCGCGGAGAGAACGAGTACAAGTGCAGCGTCGAGATGGCGCTCGCCGAGTACCGCTTGCTCGTTGCGGAGATTGGTCCTGGATACGGCGATCTGTTCTTCGACACGCTCGTAACCTACGGCGAAGACGGGTTCACGACCGTTACGGACACAATCCTCGGATGCACGATCGACGACGACGACGCGTCCAACTCGCAGGGGCCGGACCCGCTCATGAGGAAGCTGGACCTCGCCCCGCTCAAGATTCTCATGGCTGGCGTGGATGATCTAGAAGTGCCGATGGTATCGCCGCCGTGACAGAGTTTGGTCAGGCGACGGCCTGACCTTGGGCGGCTTCGGCGACGGCCGACGAACCGCTCTCCTAATTTCAAAGGAGACCGCCCATCATGCCCAAGTATGAACCGTTGACGATCACCGACGAGCAGATCGCTGCTCTCGAGAATGAGTACGGAGACGTTGGCGTCTTCCGTGGTCCGCCGTTGGCGCCATGGATTTGCGTCGTGAGACCTCCGACGGCTGAAGAAGCGACGGCATACAAGTCGCTTGCAAACGACGCTAACACGGCCAAGAAGATTACGGCCAACGTCAAGCTGATCTCCGCCCTGAGTGTGTTCCCGAAGAAGGACACGGAGGAGTGGAAGAAGCAATACTCTAGATGGCCGCTCTTCCCGGACGGTCTCGCGCGCAACTCTGCGTTTGAGGAGTTCTGCGGAATCGAGGGTATCACGAACGCATTCGAAAAATAGTCGACTCGTGCCGCCAGGCTCAGGCGCAGCACGAGGGATATCTTCTCGCTGGGGTAATGGCGCTGGCGAGGGGAGAGAGTGGACCGGATGCGATTGCGGCAGGGCGCATCCTCTGCGAATCGCTCATCATGTGGAGAGCGGAGTGGCGAGCGAATAACAAGCAGGAGTAGTCGTGGCAGTCTTCGTCGAAACCATCAAGCTGGATGACCAAGTCAGCGAGCCGGCCAAGAAGGCAGGCGGCGCGCTTGAGTCTGCAGGCAAGGCGATGGGAGGCCTGAGCAAGGCCACGTTCGATGCTGCGAATGCGATGGCAGTCGGTAAGGCGTCGATTGGTGAGGCCATCTCGGGCATCAAGAACTCGTTCTCGTCGCTTGCTGAAGGCGATGTGAAGGGAGCCGTCGCTGGCCTTACCGACTCAATCGCGGGCATGGCGAAGATGCTCGATCTCGTTGTGCCTGGCCTCGGAGAGGCGGCGGCCGTCGTCATCCAGATTGCAGGCGGTCTCGTTGGCATCACCGTAGGCCTCATCAAGAGCGGCGCCGACTTCGCTATCGCATCGACACAAGCCAAGACGCAGATGCTGGCCATGTTCGATGCGCTCGGTAACGGCAAGATTACGGGCGAGGAGGTGGACGACATGCTGGACGGTCTCAGCGCAAAGCTGGGGCAGACCAAGGATGTCATGGTGCCGCTCGTGAAAGAGTTTGCTGCGATGGGGATCACGTCGAAAGACGCGCTCGAGAAGATGACGACTGCGGCGCTATCGGCGAAGGCGCTCGTGGGCGGCGCCGACTCGGGAGCCCAGGCGTTCGAGAAGCTGTCGAAGAAGATTCAGCTGGCTAGCGAAACGGGGCAAGGCCTCAAGATTCCTCTCAAGGGACTCGGTTCGCTCGCCGAGATGGGTCTCACCGTTGACGACGTGGCGAAGAAGATGGGCGTCAGTGCTGCCGAGCTCGCGGGTCAGTTGAAGGCGGGCACTGCAAACGCCACTAAGTTCGGCGATGCGCTTCAGGATGCTCTTATTGAGAAGGGCGCGGGGCCGCTCGAGAAGATGGGGCTTGGTCTTGCGAACCTGAAGTCGATGTTCCAGCAGTATATCGGCGACATGTTCGAGGACATGTCGAAAGACATCGAGCCGTTCATGACGGAGGTGAAGAGCCTCTTCAGCATCTTTGACTCGAAGTCCAAGCCGTCAGGAGATGCTCTCAAGCAGGGTATCGGAGCGTTTTTCAAGCAGGTGTTTGCGGCAGCCACGAAGGTCGTTCCGATGGTGAAGCACTTCCTGCTGGACATAATCATCTACGGGCTCAAGGCGTACATCGCTATCAAGCCAATCATCGGTGCCATCAAGGAGTTCGCATCGAGCGCCGAGGGGGCGAAGACTATCTCCTTCGTCCTATCTAGCCTCTGGGAGGTACTGAAGGTCGTCGGCACGTCGATCCTTGTCGTGGTTGGCTTGATGGGCGCGATGTGGGCGGCCATGATTGCGGTTAGCGTTGCAGTGTGGACCGCCGTAGGGGCCTTCCTTGGCTTCGTATCCGAAGCTGGTGGAGCTCTTGCGGGATGGGTCTCGTCCGCAGCGACGGCCGCCTACGACTTCATAGCGGGCCTCGTGGGAGGCATCGGTAAGGGCGCGGGACAAGTCGTCGATGCCGTAAAGGATCTCGCGAGCTCGGCAACTGATTCCTTCAAGAGCGCGCTCGGAATCCACTCCCCATCGAAAGTCATGATGGGGCTTGGGGTTAGCACTGGCGCGGGTGTCGCCGAGGGGATTGATAGTACGGCAGACGATGTTCACGGCGCGTCGTCGGGCCTAGCCAATGCGGCTGTCAAAGGTGTGTCCGATGGCAGCGATGCACCGACGAGCAACTCGGGCCCGAAGGCTGGCGCAAACATTACCGTTCAAGTCACCATCGATGGCGCAGGAAAGAGCGCGCAGGAGATTACTGAGGCGATGGTCGCCTCCGTGTTCGAGCGATACGCGCTCGCGGCGGGCGTCTGATGCCTACAGTCGTATCCAACCCGATCGATTTCCCGGAGGATTACGACATCGTCCAGGTAGATGGTGAAGAGAATCCTGGCATCATTGCTCCTGGCGGCATCTCGGGTTTCAAGCGTGAAACGGAATGGGATGTCAAGAAGGGGAAGGGAACGAAGGGCGGAACGACGACACTCTCGCAACTGCCGCCAGCGAAGGGCTCGATCAAGTTTCTGCTCTGGACGAACTTCCACTTCTTTCAGTGGGACACAAGCTTTCGTTCCAAGTTCAAGTATGACCCTGCAAAGAAAACTAAAAACGCCGTAGACATCTACCATCCCATCCTTGATGGCGTTGGCGTTCACTCCGTGGTCACGGAGTCGATTGGTGCCGTGACGTATGAGGGTAAAGGCCTTTGGTCGATCACGGTGGAGTTGCTCGAGTACCTCCCCGCGCCGCCGCAGTCGATTACGAGCACGCCAAACGGAAGCACGTCGAACGGTAAGGCAAACGCGAGCGGGAAGAGCGACGACCCCATTGCTGACGCTCAGCAGGCGGAGATCAAGAAGCTCCTGGGCGAGGCGAACTCGTGAGCACCATCGAGCTCAACGGCGCGCGAGTCATCAGCGGGACCATTACGATTCCGTTCTATGGCGCATGGGTTGCCGATGTCATTCTTTCCGAGTCGACCGACATCCCGACGAGCGCCACTCTCACGGTTGGAGATTTGACGCTGCGAGGAACGGTAGTGCGCCAGGCCTCGTTCTCTGCGTCACGATCTGCGCGTATCGTTGGTGGTGCTGGAGGATGGCGCAAGCCGCTCTCGTCCAAGGGATACTCGCATGCCGCTGGTGTGAAGATGTCAACCCTTCTCGCCGACGCTGCGGGTGAGTGCGGCGAAAGGATCGTGGTCGATGTTGACCGCGTCGTGGGTCCAGGCTGGGCGCGCGAGTCGGCCAAGGCTGAGCGTCTGCTTCATATCCTACTCGATGGGAAGTGGTGGATCGATCCTGATGGCGTGACGCAGACGAAGGCTCGCATCTCGACGCAGGTTGCCGCTCCGTTTACGGTCATCTCATGGTCAGGTGGTAAGGGACTCTTCGAGATAGCTACTGAGTCGATCGCGTCATGGCAGCCGGGGCGCACGTTCTCGTCGGCGACGGTTTCGTCGGTGCAGACGGTATCGAGCGTAACCATCGAGTCAGACAACGAAGGGAAGCTTAGGCTTCACGTGCTAAGCGTCGACAGCACGCAAGAAAGGCTTCGTACGGATCTCCGCTCTCTCATCAGGCAAGAGATTGCAGCACTCTCCTACTTCGGCGTGTGGGAGTACACCATCACGAGTGGAACCGATAAGACGGTGGATGCGGTACCTACCGATAGTCGCATGCCTTCGTTGACGAAGTGTCCGATGATGCCGGGTCTCATGGGTGAGGTGGTCACTCCCGCTCCAGGGTCGAAGTGCCGCATCGCGTTCGTCAACGGAGATCCGTCGCGATATGAATGCATTGGCATCATCGGTACGCCCATCAAGGTCGAGATCGCAGGTCCCATTCCAACGCAAGCCGCAGCTCGGTTTGGCGACGCCGTATCCGGTGTAGCCATCACGAGCGGATCGACGAAGGTGTTCATTGGCGGCTGACTTCGGCACGGCGGTTTCGTGGGTCTCGGACATGAACGCCGAAGGTCGTCTCGTGTCCGGGTTCCGCGTCGTGGCGGAGGCCGTAGCGCGACGGTGGATGACTCCCCGCGGACGTCTCATCGGTTACCCAAACTACGGATTTGATCTGACCGCGTACGTGAACGCCGACATGAACGCGAGAGACATCGCATCTCTTCGGGCTGGGGCAGCGGCCGAGGCTGAGAAGGACGAGCGCATAGTCAGCGCTGACGTATCTGCGGTGCTCGACTCGAGCGGGCTGCTCACCGTGACAGGCCTGCTCAATACGGGACAGGGTCCGTTCACGATGGTTGTCGAGGTCTCTGCCGTGACTGTCAAACTCCTTCAGGTGTCGCCATGACCTTCCCTCTCTCTGACCTGCTCACGGTCTCTGAGCGCGACGAGATACTCGCGGAGCTATTGAGCATTGCGGCATCTCTTGGCGCACCAACGACGTCATGGTCTGAAGGGGACGCTACGCTCACTCAGCTGATGACGGTGAGTCAGAAGCTCGCCGACCTTACGGTGGTTGCCGTCGACATTACCAAGGGCGGGTTCGGTGAGCTTCTGCCATCCGACGCGTGGGCAGACAGGTGGGCACTGTCCAGATTCAACATCACGCGAGTCCCTGCGAAGGCAGCGGCGGGCGCAGTAATCGACATCACGTGTACGGCAGACGCGGCGGCGCAGACGTACCAGTTGCGAGAGATTATCATCGCGCACGATACGACAGGAAAGACGTATCGAAACGACGAAGTTATTACCCTAGGTCCGAGCGTGTCTCTTACTGGGAAGCTCTTCTCCGCTGACGAAGCGGGATCTGCATCGACGGCGGCTCCAGGAGCAATCACTACGGTGGTTTCAGCTCTTGTTGGAGTAAGCGTAACGAATACGTCGTCGATGATTGGTTCCGACCAGGAAACGACGATGGCGCTCGTTACTCGAGGCCGAGCGAAGCTGTCATCGCTGTCTCCGAACGGGCCCAAGGACGCGTACGACTTCGTCGCTCGCACGCCATACTTCCCGGACGGAACTCCTTGCGCCCCGACGTCAACCCCAATCACTCGCACGCGCACGGTTGTCAATGAGACGACGGGTGAGATCACTGTCTACTGCGCGACAGCGGCTGGAGCTCCAAGCGGTGGAGATGTGGCCATCGTACAGACGGCCATTGACTCTTTCGCAGAGCCCTGGGGTGTCACTGCTACAGCCGTTGCTGGCAACCCGCACGTCATCGACATCACGTATCAGTCATGGGTTCAGGGCTCGAACCTGACCACGGGACAGATTGAGACGGCGCAAGCGAACGCACTCGCGTCGTGGTTTGCGCTTGTTCCCTTCGGCGGCTACGTCATCCCTCCTGATACTGGAGATGTGTACGTGGAAGCCCTTGAGCAGGTTATCGCTGCGTCTGTACCTGGGACTGTCAGGGTCGTCGTGTCTATCCCGGCTGCCAAGGTAGATCTGACGCCCGACGAGATTGCTACGCTCGGTACCCTAACTCCAACCACGACGATTCTCTGATGCCGTTTCGCGATTCAATTCTGGAGATCTCGCCTCCGTTCCTGCTTGGCCCTATCGGGACGGCCATCCAGTACGCGGAGGGTACAGTCATCGATGCAGTCGGAGACCATATGATCTACGGCGTCGAGGCTTCGATGCCTGGTATCTGCCCTCCAGACGCGCTCTCGTACATCGGCCGAGACATGTCGATGGATCGCTACCCGGGCGATACCGACGACCACTACGCAACGCGCCTGATGCGTGCGGTAGACTCGCATCGCGTACACGGTAACGCCGCTGAACTCCTGCGGCAGCTTGAAGGCTACTTCTACCCGTCGACGTTGACACCCGTGCGACTCGTCAACAGTCGCGCCGTGTGGCACGAGATTGACCCTACGACGCTCACCATCACGAAGACGAACGTGGGTACCAATTGGCAGTGGGACGCTTACGCGGCGACGCGGTGGTGGCGCGGATGGGTTATCATCGACTCGAGCGCTGGGCCGTGGACCGCCGACGTATGGGACAACGTCGGCGTATGGGACGACGGCGGGACGTGGGACAGTGACGCGACGCTCGAGCAGGTAACGTTGATTCAGCGCATCGTTGAACGCTGGAAGCCTGCGCATATGGTCGCAAAGAACATTATCGTCACGTTTGATGTGTCTCTGTTCGAGCGTACGGACACGGCACATCCAAATCCTAACGGCGACGGTGAGGATTCTTCCTTCCGTGCGCCACTCGCCGCAAGCTTCTGGGGAGGGTCTGCCTAATGCCTCATACGTACACGCCAAGTGCTGTCGCTCTTTCAACCGTCACCGAACCTATCGGCGGAGAGCTCCGCAACGTAGCCAGCGTCACGCTGATGACGCGGACGATCGCTGATGGCGTCAAGGCCGTAAAGGACGACCTTGCCACCGAAGCCACGGCGCGTGCGCTTGGAGATCACGACCGGCTCGACATTGTCACTGCTAGCGGTACGTGGACTTGCCCGGCAGGCGTCACCACGGTTGACCTGGAAGTGTGTGCGGGTGGCGGAGGCGGCGGTGGCGCCGGCGGAGGAGGCTCGACGCAGTCTGGCGCGGGCGGCGGAGGCGGTGGCGGAGCTCAGCCAGTATCTCGCTCCGTGGTGGTGGTTCCTACAACCGTATACACCACAACGGTTGGGGCCGGAGGTGCAGGCGGGAGTGGGGGTGCGACGGGAGCGAACGGCTCCAATGGCAGCGACGGAGGTTCAACGTCGTTTGGGTCGCTATGTGTAGCTCTTGGCGCGAGCGGAGGTGTGGGAGGCTTGCACGACGCAGCAAGCGCTGATGCCATGGCTCCTGGAGGCCATTCGGTGGCTGGAGGATTCCGCGTAGCCAGAACCGTATCCGTGGCCAGCGACCGGGAGTCGTGGGCTATTGCCCCGGGGGACGGCGGAGAGGGCACCTGCGGATCGGGAATGACCACTCGCAACGGCGTAGGGTCCGCCGGGTACGCCGGAGGCACCGGAGGAATCATCTCGGGAGGCCTGGCCGGAGGTGGAGGCGGTGGCGGCGGTGGCGGTGGTGGCGCTGGTGCCAATGGTGGGGGCGACGTTGCTGGCGCGGGTCAAGCAGGATCAAGCGCTGCTGCCAATACGGGAGCTGGTGGAGGTGGCGCTGGAGGCCCGTTCGGGAATACTGCGGGACCCAATGGGGGCGCGGGTGGATCTGGATATATTCGAATCCGCTATCGCGGACCACAAGCGGTTATCACGTGAAGTCACCGAACGAGTGCGCAGTCCTCAGGGAGGATGAGCCCCGGAAGGAGCGTCGTGTGACGCGTTGTAGGGTCGAGGAGTGCTGCCAGCGACGGGAGCTCATTCCCAGGCTGCATGATGCCACGATGTGTGTGTTCGAGACCAAGTGCGTGTCCGAACTCGTGAGTCAAAGCGGGAAGCGCCTCCCATCCCGACGTGTGCCAAATCGTCGACGGGTACTTGGGTCCGATCATGTTCATAAACGGACGGTCAATCTCTGTCTCTCCAGCGGCTCCGTTCGTGTACCCGGAACGCTCATAGGTCTGAACCTCACCGTCGCCTCGGTGGACGTTCACGAGATCGCGTCCGCACGATTGATTCCAGGCATCAGCAGCTTGCAGGGCAGCCACGTATCCCTCGTCGCTACCGTGGTACCCGATGTCGACCACATCGGGTACGGCGCATCCGGAGGAGAGAAAGACCAGAGACACCGCGAATATCTTGCGCATGCTCGGTTGGACGCAGCACTTCGCGCATGATTCACCATGTCGCACGTTGCCAGTAAACAGACCGAACGGTAGAGTGAGGACTGAGTCATGGCCTTCCTAGACGCGCTAATTTACGGGATCCGCGATGCCCACGCGAACGGCGTTGCGCTCATCCGTCGAAGCAAAATAAACTTCATTGGCACGGCTGTTGATAATCCTGTCACGGGCATGACGGATGTAACGCTCGGGTCCGGTGGTGGTGGCGGAGGCTCAAATCTCGGCACGGCGCTGGCGGTCTTCAAGGACGTAATTGGTGGGACCCTGCGACACCGCACGCTCCGCGTGGCCGGCAACAAGTCGGGTGAGGAAGATCCGTCCGGATTCTCGGGCGAGGTCCACATCCGACCTTCGCCGATAGGGCATTACAACCCACACGATTACGGGGCTGTGGGCGACGGCGTAACGCCGGACGACGCAGCATTCGCGGCGATGCTTGCCGACATGAACTCAGCGGCAATCATCTACGGGTCGGCCGCGGCAGGGACAGCCATCCTCGCCGATAACAAGACGTATTACCTCGCCGAGAACCTGATCATCGAGCGAGGGCTATCCCTCTGCGGCCCCGGCGGCGCGTCGGTCAATGCGGCGATGTCAGCGCAGCTCAAATTTGCTCCGGGCAAATGCGTCTGGCTGAAGGGAAACAGCGGCAACGATCGTGCGGCTGCCAACGGCGCCAACCTTCGCAGGATCGGGCTCACGTTCCAGGCAGTCCCGAGCATCACGCCCTATGCGCACGATACGGTCTATGCCCCGGGAGACTTGATCTACCTCCCCAACGACCACCAGTTCGTCTACGAGTGTCTCAACGGCGGGACGACGAGCTCAGCGCCGGCAGCGCCGTGGCAAGCAGGGCAGTCGTACACCGCAGGTGACCATGTTACACCGACCGTCCCAAACGGGCATGTCTATGTAGCGACGACGGGCACATCCGACGCGACCGAGCCTGCCAATTGGAGCTTTGCGCCCAACTCTACGACGACCGACAACGACATCACGTGGACGGAGGTGCCTGGCTCCGCGTACCTCCTCGGCTGGGCCGATGTCGCGCTTCGTCCTGGAGTGAGCATCACCGACCCCTCGACCAAGTGGGTGGCCGGCGCGACCTACGAATACAACCAAGTCGTCCGGATGCCGGGCGTCACGTCGTCGTTCTTCTGGCTCGGTCCCCAGTCCGGAATCCCACATTCTGGGGTGGCTGGCTCGACGCCGCTCACGGCAGGTACCCAGGGGACGACCGTCTCTGACGGTCTCCTGGAGTGGACGCGCTACGACAACGACGCGTTTCTGAAAACGGACGGTACGGCCGACTTCATGCCGCGGCTTCACTGCGGGATCTACGTCACCTGCCAATGCTTGCTGGAGGACGTGCAGATTGGCGGCGCGACGTCGAACTACGGCGTCCAGATCCAAGCCAACGGAAGCGGGCGGCCATCGTACAACGCGGACTTCTGGCAGCTCGTCCGCGTGACAGGCAGCTCGACACTGAACGGATTCATTCGCGTGCGCGGGGAGGACGCACAAGCGGGGATGGCTATCGGCTGCACCGCTTTCGGCAACTTCGACGGCGTACACTTCCACGAATGGGACCGCGGATTCGTCGACCTAACGGAAGCCGGTAGCGCTTGGATCGGCTGCAACTCGCAGGGGCATAGCGGTTACTCCTACGAATCCGGAGATACGTGCATGAGCACGTTCACGGGCTGCTACGCCGAGTCGCTCACCCCGAACCGGCTTCGCAACGGGGTCGTAAGCGGGGGGAACCTCTGCAATAGCCTAATCACGACCGATAGCTTTGCGGCGTTGCTCCGAGGCGCTGGCGTCGGATCTCGGAACATCTCCGGGGCCGATGACACCAACTCGGGAACGACGGGCACTCTTCTGTGTTCGCTTGCCGGCACCAACGAGACGCAGATGCATGGCCGCATGTCCCTCGCGGTGCATGCCGGAGGCGAGGCCCTCGTCCAGGGACTGACGTGGAGCAATACTCTCTACGGGTGGCCGAACGGCTGGCACAACTGGGCGTTTGGGCCCGGCACCTACGGAGGCGCGTTCACATCGTTCGCCTTCGCGGGGGACACGTCCCCGGCGCTCAGGGACTCCTGCTACACGTCCAAGTTCCTCATAGGTCGGCCTGACTTTTTCATCGGGACGGGCAGCGGGATCCCTGGCGACACTCCGGGATCGGCGAACGTCGTGGCGTGGCGCGCGGCCCTGCCGACCACCGGCAAGTGGATCGTCGGCGACATCGTCTACAACACGGTCCCCGTCGCTGGAGACTACGTCGGTTGGGTGTGCGTGACGGATGGGGACTTCGCGGGGACACCTCCAGTGTTCAAGACCTTCGGGGCCATCTCAGCGTGAGTGTGCGCCGGTGGGGAGTATGAGATGAGCGATAACGAGATGCCTACGCAACCCAAAACGAAGGAACTGCCAGCTGTTGACAAGCAGGACATCCTTCTTGCCGAGATGCGTCGCGGGTTCGCGACCGTCGAGGGACGTCTCGACTCCCAGGATACGAAGCTTGACAAGGTCGTGACCGAGGGTATCGAGGCCAATGTCCGTCTCGACCGTGTCGAGGTTCGGCTTGGAAAGGTTGAGTCGCGCGTCGAAGAACTTGAGAGCCGTACCGGTCGTAACTCTAGCCGCGTGCGTGAAGCCAGTGAGAACGACATGGCGCACGATGCGCAGTTGGCGCAAGAGCGCGCTGCTCGAGAGAGCCTTGCGGCAAAGGTCGACTCGCTCACCAAGACTCAGGACACGCAGTTGTCAATCTTGGTTCGCCTCGACAGGGTAGCGAGCAATCCTCTCGTCAAGACGCTGGGGGCGATGCTGCTCACGGCGGTCATCACGTATCTGGCCTCTCACGGAATAACGGTGCCTCGATGATTCGACTAACAAATCTGGTTCATCAGGCACTTTCATTCGCCGGATGGGCATTCATCATGTCCGCCTGCCAAGCCACTAAAGAGGTAGTTCACGACGCGCAGCCATTCGTAGATGTCGGGTGTACCCTCGTGGAGGCTATGTCCAGCGACTCTACGGTGCACACCGTCTGCGCGACTGAGCATGAACTCGCCAGCATCGCAGCGCTTGTGCAAAACATGCAGTCAGACGCTGGTGCGCCACGACTGGTTGAGAGATGCTCGATCGTTCCGCACACATCAACATGCGCAACACGCGCACAACTAGTGAGTGCTATTGACACTACGCTCGAAATGAGGCCCAAGTGAACCGCGCGAGCCATCACCTGCCGGAGCTACCAGGTGTCGGCCGACTCGGCCGCCATGTCGAGCACGACGAGCGTTCGCGCGCATTCGCTGCGCCGATGGTCGTAGGCCCCCTGAAAACTGCGGTGTGGACCAGGCACTGCGACCCGTTCGATCAGGGCGACCTCGGCAGCTGCACGGGTAACGCGATGGCGGGTGCGCTCATGACGGGTCCGCTCTTCGTGCCCGGGCGGACGCTTGCCGAGGCCGACGCCTTAAGCCTGTACGAGGTTGCGACGAGGCTCGACAGTATCCCAGGGCATTACCCGCCGGACGACACGGGGAGTTCTGGCCTGGCGGTTGCCAAAGCGGCGCAGCGGGCCGGGATGATTTCCGCCTACCATCACGCATTCGGACTGTCGGCGGCACTCCACGCGCTGTCGAAAGGCCCCGTCATCATCGGGATCTCGTGGTTCGATGGATTCGATACTCCGGTGGGCGCTTCAGCCGAGCTCCGTATCAGCGGATCTGTTCGCGGCGGTCACGAGGTTGCGCTTGATGCCATCGATGTTGAGCACGGATTCGTTCACGGAACCAACTCATGGGGCCTAGGATGGGGGAACCGTGGGAGGTTCGTCATGACCTTCAAGACGTTTGGGGCGCTACTCACCGACCGCGGCGATGTCGTCGTGCCGGTGGCGCTATGAGAACACCTGACGGATACGACTCGCAAACCGGCGCGCCAATCGCCAGCGGAGGGGGCGGATACGACCCTGAAACAGTGCCCAGAAAGCCATGGTGGTACGCGGTCGCGCTTCTCATCGTCGGCGCCGGCGGCGCGATCCTCGTACAATGGTGCGGACGATGAGGGCATCAGTCGCCGAAGCGTTCCCCGAGTTCACGAAGGACTTGGAAGGTGGTCTCAACTACCTCTACCTCGACAAGCTGGGCTTTCCTACCACTGGCTATGGTAATCTCGTCAACACGCAAACCTCAGTGTGTGCGCTACCCTGGAAAAGACCAGACGGGTCTCTAGCCACGCGTGACGAGATTATCGCAGAGTGGGCCACGATCCGCGCCCTAATCGGTCAGAGAAACCCGCATGGCGTTCTCTGGACAGACTGCGGCGGTGTCATCTTCGCGCAATTCACGACGATCCGACTCGACGCGGATGGCGTTGCTGGGCTCGTACGGCGTACCATCGAGGCCGATGAAGATGCCATGAAGCGACGATACTCAGACTGGGAAACGTGGCCCGCGTGCGCGCAGATGGCGTGCATGAGTCTAGCTTGGGCGTGTGGGGCCAACTATGACTTCCCGAAGATGGATCGCGCACTAGCGAACCGAGACTTTGCGGAGGCGTCGCGAGAGATAGACATGACCGCGATGCACAACCCTGGGAACGACCTGAGACGGCGAAACCACGCAAACGAGACGCTGATGCTCAACGCCTCGCGCGTGGAGTCGTTCGACCTCGATCCAGACTTGCTTGATTGGACGAACGAGATCGACGTAAGCGGCGAGATTACGCAGCCGTCGATACCGGAGAATGCTGCGAGTTCGCCGACCATCTGCGCCCCGCCGCCGGAGGCCGTCGTGCATGCCGATCCGCAGATGTGTCGACTGGACAGCGAGCCGAACGAACCGGACGCGTCCTAGTCGTGGTTGCAGCGCGTCGCCGCTCGATACTCGTTGCAGTCCTCGCAGTCGGGGCGCTCGCAGTAGACGCCGGACTCCTGCACGTCGTCCCACGAGACCGAGGCCTCATCCGGATCGGACTCATCGACCGAGACGCATCCCGGCATCCCGCACGAGGCGCACTTCTCGCCGTAGCCGTCAGTGAACCAATGTAATCCGTCCCGGACGTCGTGCGACGTGAAGGCCACGTTCCCGCAGTGGTTGCACTCAAGATCCATCGGGGCGCTCCTTGCTGGACGACTCCCACGGCTCGACGCTCATCACGCAGTATTTCTCCGGTACTCCGAACTTGCCGCCCGGGAGGAGGTAGACGACGCGCCGCAAGATCGCCTCGCCGCTGAGGCTGTCATATTCGGGGTTGTATTCTTGGAGCACGAGGCAATCGCCGACCTGGAAATCGCGATCGTTCAACCGATACTCGAAGGTCTTTCGAGCCGCACGCATGGCCTCGAACGGTCCGGGCCACGTCTTCAGCACGTGAATCCTGCTACCCACCGTTCGTTGCACATGCCCGTCAGGGCAGACCGCCGCGCTGACGTACCAGCGGCACCCGTCTACCTCACACGGGGAGGGCTGCGGCGGCGCCTTCGACGGGCGTTGCTTATCGCTCACGTCTCCACCTCGAGTACGTACTGTTCCCCCCGCATGCCATAGCTCGCCGCAACCGCATTGAGCGCCGTCAGCGCCTGCGGCTCCCCGAGCTCCCCATCCGCCAACAGCGGACGCAATGAAGGCTCACACGCGACGTGATACACGCGTCGCATCCCATCCGCGTCCACGGTGCTGTTTGTCAGCTCGACCACGACGATGTCCGCACGTCGCAGAAGGCGACGTGGCTGTCCCAACGGATCCGTGTCTGCGTCCAGCACCTCGAACTGTGCGTCCCGCACATACCGTGCGAGTCCGTAACGATCGACCATGACGCGCCGGACCTCGGCGTTCCGTTCGGCGTGGATGGCGTCCACCGTGAGTCGATCGGGGTGCTCGATGATCCACGACGGAACGCGCGTACCATGCACCGCGTAGACGCCCCATCCGTCGCCCCAGCCGCATGCGGCGCCGGAGACTGAGTGCAGGCGGCCGGCCTCGTCCCGCTCGAGTACCTGCGGTCGTTCGCATACCATCACGAATTCCTTGTGGGGCCACCACCAGCAGCACGACTCACCAAGCGCAATGATAGCGTCGACAATCTCCGATTTCTCTCCGAAGTCCAGCCCGCATACATCTCGAAAAAAGGAGAGCATCGACGGCGAGGACCACCACCCCCAACCCCAGCCAACCCAGAACTGACCGCCCATCCGTCGATGCCACGTCGAGGAAATAACGGAGCGGTATGCGACTATAATCTTCGGGTCTGCTGACCACACGCTGTCGCGCACGCTGGCGTCCACGCTGTCGCGCACGCTGGCGTGCACGATGGCGCCCACGCTGGCGTCCACGCTGGCGCTCACGCTGGCGCCCGCGCTGTCGCCCACGCTGTCGCGCACGCTGTCGCCCACGCTGGCGTGCACGATGGCGCCCACGCTGGCGTCCACGCTGTCGCGCACGCTGTCGCTCACGCTGGCGCCCACGCTGGCGTCCACGCTGTCGCGCACGCTGGCGTGCACGATGGCGCCCACGCTGTCGCTCACGCTGGCGTGCACGCTGGCGTGCACGATGGCGCCCACGCTGTCGCTCACGCTGGCGTGCACGCTGGC